ATTTATTTTACTTAAATCAGTTCCTATTTTTTTAAATAGGGTAGTTAGTTTTTTTCCTTTAAAACCACTACTTTAGTCACAAGTGTTTCTAAAACAGTTGTAGGAACTACTATTAACTTTAGAGCAACAACAGTCAATACATTGTTTGGTAGCAACACATCATTGTTTGCTACATTAACTGTAGTGGGTAGAGACAGTGGAGCAAGAGTTCAAATTCCAATAGAAATAACTAAAATACTTTAAAATATGGCCTTTAATCGTTTAGCACCTGAAGATTTTGTAATAAGTTCTGATTCAATAACAGCTACTTTGTGGTCTGAGGGAACAGTAACTTTAACAAAATTTAACTCATCATCAACTCAAGAAGCTGGTTCTTCTGGAGATTTTTACTTAAATGTATTTCAAACTGCCTCGGATGCTGATAGTGCGGCAGTGCAATTTGCTATAGCATATGGTAATAGATATGCCAGTGGAAGTACTTTTTACAACAATGGAGTAACAACAGCCTCTCCAACACGTACTACTTACGGCCAATATAGAAATCTTATATTAGGAGATGAAAATGCCCAATTTGTATTTGGAACAGTCACATCATCAGATTTTTGGGTGATCAATATTGATAGAACTCGCTATAAAGAATCTTTACTTCCTGGTTCATTAACATTAATACTTTCAGGAAGTGGTAAATTATCATTAACAGATGATAGTCAAATTTCATCCACTGTTATATTTAATGATGCAGGTCGTGTTTATCAAATTGTGAGTGGAGCAGCCGGTACTGTCTTTACAGGAATTAATTCCAATGGATATTCTACAAATTCAGGTTCATATGGATGGTTTATGCCAGATATTGGTACCATTCTATTAAATCCTTTAGCTACATCTGCTTCTATTAATCTTTCTCCAAGTCGTTCAGTTAATTCTGATGGATTAAATTACCAAAAATTATTTAATGCTATTAGTGGAGGAGCAAGTTTTAAAATAAACAGCCAAGAAACTATATCTTCAGACTACATATTTATTAGAGCTAGAAATGCAGAATTTAACTACTCTGAAAATCCAAGTTTTATATCTGGCAGCACAGGTGAAATTGTGTTCAATCAATTTATAAACAACCCACAAACATTCCTTACAACAATAGGACTATATAATGACAATATGGAACTATTAGCTGTAGCTAAAATGTCAAGACCTTTATTGAAAGACTTTACAAAGGAAGCACTTGTGAGAGTAAAATTAGATTTCTAAAATGAATGGGCGCTTACAAACAATTTCTAGCTTCTGATATAGTTGTTACTCCTTTTACAGTAAATAAAAGTTTTACTTTTCAAGGAATAGCAGCGTTAACTGGCTCCAATGTAGGCATTGAAAGACTTTTAGGACAAAATATAACATCTTCTTTATTTTCTTCTGCATCTGAAGCAACTACAGGATTGTTAGGACCTCAATTTCAAAGACTAGTTTATAGATCAATAAGAGAACTTTACTATTCAAATTACTTAAGTTCAAGTTATGGAGATATTATTAATGAAGCTGTACTAGTACCAGGTAGAGATGCAGATGGAGATAGATTAGTAGCATCATCTAGTGGATTTACAACACCTTCTTACGACAATTACTTACAAACCACTTTATCATATTCTAAATTTTATCCTACAGCTTCAGATAGCATTATAGGAGTTATATCTATTCCTACTCGTTTATTTGGAGATTATATAAAACCCAACACATTTGTTTTCAAAACAGACAGTGGAAGTTTAACAGATGATGGAGAAGGAAACATATTATTTAACTCCAACATAGTAGGAAATATATTTTACCCACATGGTATTATAACAATTACAGGAAATTATAATGCATATAATGTTAATTCACTTTACGGAACAGCAATATATGGAATATCAACATATGGTGGCAATGCAACTTTTGCTGATGAAACATTAAATTTTATAACATCCTCAAATGTCACATGTTCCTTTTCAAGTACATATACTATTCATGAAACACAGTACAAATGTACTATTAGAGAAAATGAATTTAGTTTTACTTTAAATCCAAGTATAACTTCAGGCAGCACATCAATTTCTAGTTCTATAGGAATATTTTCAACCCCAAGTGAAAATGTATATGGGTATGTTACTGAATCTTATTTTTCCCCTTACATTACTACAGTAGGTTTATATGATGAATCACAAAATCTCTTAGCAGTAGCTAAATTAGCTCAACCTCTACCTTCATCACCAACAACAGACACAACAATTCTAATAAGTTTAGACAGATAAAAATGTGGTCACATAAAAATAAAGTTATAAATAAAATAGAAGATTTTCCTAAAGAAACATTTGGATTCATATACAAAATTACCAACAATGAAACTGGAAAGTTTTACATTGGTAAAAAACAGTTAATGTCTAAAACCAATGTTAAATTAGGTAAAAAGGAAAAAGCAGCACTACCAACACAGCGTGGCAGAACTCCATCTAAAAAATTAGTAGTTAAAGAAGCCGACTGGCAAAACTACTGGGGCAGCAACAAACCACTACTTGAAGAGTTAAAATCAGGTAAAGATAAATTTACAAGAGAAATATTAATGGTATGTTCAAGTAAAAAAATGTTAACATATTGGGAGGCAGCATATCAAATAAAATTAGATGTACTGTTAATAGACAGCTATAATGAAACAGTTTTAGGACACTACTATAAAAAAGATTTTTTAAGTTAGGCATTTTAATATATTTTTATTATATTAATGTCAATGACTAACAATGCTTTAATCTACTTAATAGATTCTATTTTAGGCAAAGGAAAATCAACATCCAAAGGTAACAGAGCGTACCATTGTCCTGAATGTAAACATCAAAAACAAAAACTGGAAGTAAATGTAGAAGAATCTTCTATACATTTTCAGTTTTACAACTGTTGGACATGTGGTTTTAAAGGAAAAAAACTAACTACCCTATTTAAAAAAATAGGAACTGATTCAAGTAAAATAAATGAATTAAGATTTTTAATAAATTCTACATCTAAAGAGGACAAGTCAGAACCAACAATTGATAAAAAAATTGCGTTGCCTAAAGAATTTATATCTTTAATTTCTCCACCTACATCTATTACTGCTAAACATGCCTTATACTATTTAAAACAAAGAAATATTAGTAAAGAAGACATTATAAAATACAATATAGGATACTGTGAATTTGGTAAATATTCTAACATGATAATTGTCCCTTCATACAATGCTAAAGGTGATCTCAATTATTTTATATCTCGCAATTTCAATAAAAATTCTACAGCCAAATATAAAAATCCAGATGTGTCAAGAGACATAATTGGATTTGAACTTTTTATAAACTGGAATGTACCTATAATTTTATGTGAAGGAGTATTTGACGCCATAGCTATAAAACGAAACGCCATTCCACTATTAGGAAAAACAATACAAAAAAGTTTAATGAAAAAAATTATAAATTCATCTGTTAAAAACATATATATAGCCTTAGATAAAGACGCAATTAAACAAGCGTTAAATTTTTGTGAGTCACTAATAAACGAAGGTAAAGAGGTTTATTTGGTTGATTTAAAAGATAAGGATCCCAGCGACATGGGATTTGAAAAATTTACTAATCTAATTCAAAACACTTTACCTTTAACATTCTCAAATTTACTTGAGAAAAAACTACAACTATGATAGAAAAAAATGTAAACGTTAATAAAAAAAGCGTTAAGAGATTATTAGAAATTGATGAGACTTCTAAAAGAGTAACAATAATGGACAATAGATACTACACCAGAAATGGAAATCTTTATCCATCAGTTACTAGTATTTTACAGTTTATGCCTAAAAATAAGTTTTTTGAAACTTGGTTAAAAGATGTAGGACACAATTCAGACATCATAATGAGAAAAGCAGCAGATGAAGGCACACAAGTACATGATGCTATTGAAAAATATCTTTTAGGAGAAAAATTAGCGTTAATTGATGAAAAAGGATTTTCAATATATTCTTTATTTGTGTGGCAGATGATTTTAAAATTTCATGACTTTTGGTTAACATATAAACCTACACTGGTAGAAAGTGAAGCTCATCTATTTTCAGACAAATATCAATTTGCAGGTACATGTGACTTAGTAGTAGAAATCAATGGTGTAAAATGGTTGTTAGACATTAAAACATCAAACTCCTTACACACCAGCCATGATTTACAATTGTCAGCATATGCTCAAGCATGGAATGAGTTGTATGAAGAAAAAATTGAGCGCGTAGGTATCATATGGTTAAAGTCTGCTAAACAAAAACCTGATAAAAAAGGTGACAACATGCAGGGCAAAGGATGGGAAATATATGAGCCATCACGTACCATTGATGAAAACTTTAAATTGTTTGGATATATACATGAATTGTATAAATTAGAGCATCCTAATTTAAAACAGTCATTTAATACGTTTCCAACTGAAATCCAAATTAGTCCAACTGTTTAACATATTTATGACAAAGCCAATTTATGATTTCACTAGTACAACTTTTACAGGAAATATGTATCTTTGAAGGAGGAAATGTTTTTGG